TTCGATTGCTGCCGGCGTAGCAAAGGAATACGAGAAGAAGGCTGACGGACATTACATTCATGCGCTCGTTGTAGATCCTATTTCTGTTAAGAAGGTAGATACAGGCGTACTCAAAGGGTTCAGTATTGGCATTAAGTCACCACGCGTTGTGCGCGATCAGAAAGCAGCCAATGGGCGCATTATTGACGGACAGATCGTAGAAGTAAGCTTGGTAGATCGCCCTGCTAACCCTAATTGTCAACTCGTTCTCGCTAAGAGCGTAGACGGCGAAACAGGTATGTGGAAGACGGAAGAATTAATTGAGAAGGAACAAACACGCGAAGCAAATGGGCGATTTGGTCCTTCTACTTCACCGAAAGAAGAAACTAGCGGTGGCTATCGCCCTAATAACACGGATCAAGAAGAAATACGAAGGGTAATTGACGATAATGAAGATTCTGTCATGCTAATTAATGACATGTCAGATGAAGAAAGTGACGATTATGAAGAATTATCGGACGATGATGAAGACATTGTTGATGACGCTATCGACAGCATTAAAGAAGGCAACGCAGCACTAGAAGAAGCTTATTCTGCGACAAATGAAGGCGCTAGAGCGTCAGCATTAGAAAACGCTATGGTTCGATACGATGAAGCACACGACGCATTACGCAGTGCAGATAGCAGAACTTTGCAAAGTATTGGCGACGACATTGATAGCCGAATGAGCGACATAGAAGCGCAGTATGACGCCATTATGGATAAATCAGTCACAGGGGATCTGAACAAAGAGCAGACTCGCGAAGACAATGGTCGATTTGGTCCTTCTACCAGCCCGAAAGAACAAAACAGCAGTGCCAAAAATTCCGACATTAAAGAATGCGAAAGACAAACTGGCAAAGTAATCACAGATTTGAAAACTTATGGTGCGAATGCTATGGACGATCCAGAGAAATTCGAAAAAGAAACTGGAGTCCCGGCGGAAGAAGTTCAATCTACTATTAACGAAGCACAAGGTCATTTAGAAACTGCCTTCAGAGACATAAGTTACGCACACGGTAAAGACAGCGCACGTCAAGAATTGTTGCTTAGCCGAGCAGAAGATCAACTTAACGAAGCTTCTAGAATTTTTGCCAGCGGTCCAACTACGGCGTTAGAAGAATACGGAAGAGTAATTGATCGTATTGCCGAAGACGTTATGATGACTTATACAGGCAAATCAGCCTCTATTGCATTACAATTATCCGAGACCACCGACAAAGCAGAGAAGAGTGAAGTAATGGACGACAAGACAAAAAAGAAAGAATTGAAACCTGCTAAGGGTGAATCTAGATTAGATTTCATGAAGCGTTGCAAAGAAGCAGGTATGAAGCGCGCTGAGGCTCGCGGTATGTACGACAAGTTTATGGCAGGAGACGACGAAGAAGAAGCCGAAATGGAAAAGTCTGCGGAAAGCCATAAGTGTTTAGAGTGCGGTTGTGGTATTCCTGACGCCTCACATGGGCGCGCAAACGTATCTACTGCGGACATGATCGCACCTGAAGAAACTCCGAAGAGCGCAGAGCCTACGGAAGAAGTAGCAGAACTGGAAAATCAAGAACTCCCAGTCGCGGAAGATAAAGTTTCTGAGGGGTCGAATCTCTCAGAAGAAATAGAAGCAATCGTTGAGAAAGCAATCAAGAGTGCTACCGAATCTCTAAAGTCAGAGATCGCTGAGTTGGCTAATGCACATAAGGCAGCAGTCACTAAGGCGGTAGGTTTGGAATCGGAGTTAGCAGTTGCAAAGTCTCTCGCCGTTGCTGGTGGTCCAAAGCGGACTATCAAACCAGTAGATCATTCAACGAATGACCTGCTAGTTAAAGCAGCCACATACAAGGCTAAAGCAGACGCGTCAACTGATCCTGATTTAACAAAGGGATACAACCTTCTAGCAAAGAAATACTTTGCTGAAGCTGACGCTTTAACTAAATCCAACTAACCCGAAAGGAACCAAACCTATGGCTGAAATGCCACGCGCTAAGGATCTATTCGGCGACGCAACACCTATCGAAGCAGCACAGAAAATGGAAGAATTCACCGAGGTTCTCGGTAAGTCTCTTTCAAACTCTTCTTCTGTTCCGGGGCAAGCGCCAGCCGTAGATCCATTATCAGCAATCGAAGGACTTGTTGCTAACAAGTCTCTAACACCTGATGCTCTCGCAGGTCTTAACAATGCACTCGCTTCACAGCGCCTTGCAATGCAGGAGATCCAAAAGGACATCACTCTCACATCACCTTTGAGCACTTCTTTCGCAGCCTTCGATCTCGAAGCACCTGCAAAGTTGCTTACACCACGCCCAACACCACTTCGTAATCGCATTCCTCGTAAAAAGGGAGTCGGTACTTCTCACCGTGTTAAGAGAATTCTCGGATACACAGGTACAGGTACAGGCGGAGTCGGACAGACTTGGCCGGGAATCACAGAAACTTCAACACAGGCATTTGGCTCAATCAACTACGAGCGTGGAAAGTTAATTTCATACGCAGCAGATGATCTAGTATTGCCATACAACTCATACTCACTATCTGACTCAGTAAGCTTCGACGCTAACTTCTCAGGTCTTGGTTATCAGGATCTTCGCCAACTATCATCAACTTCGACTCTATACGCAACAATGCTTATGGAAGAGCGTATGATGTTGATGGCTCGCGGTACAGCAAGCGGATACGCAGGAGCATTAACAGCACCTACATTCGCACTTACTTCACCAGTAGCAGGAACAGGTCAAACTGCGATTGCTGCAACAACTTACTATGTAAACGTAACTGCTGACGCAGGTATTTCAGGTTCAGGTTTCGGTGAGTCAATCCTCGGAACAGAAGCTTCGACTGCTTGTGCTTCAGGCGACGTGCTTACAGTAACTATCTCAACACCAGTTACAGGCGCACTCGGTTACAACGTCTATGTTGGAACAACAACAGGCGCAGCGAACCTAAAGTACCAAGGCACAATTCGTGGCACAGGTGCTTTCACAATTAACGGTGCAGGATCTACAAACCTTCCTGCGAACAACGTCGCACTCACCACATCAGGTGCGGCAGCCTCACGCGCGAGCGCAGATACATCTGCTTACGCAACAGGTTACGACGGAATCCTTCCTACTGTTCTTGGTTCTAACTCAGGTTACAACAACGCAATCAACAGCACATTCTCAACCTCTAATCCGGGAGCGGAATACCAGACAGTATTCGCACGTCTATACGACGCAGTTAAGGCAGATCCAGATTTGGTTCTACTTAACGGTAATGATCGTAAGCAACTTTCAGACGCGATCAAGTCTGGCTCAACTGCTAACTATCGTTTGACTATTGATAATCCGGGAACAGGTGGAACCACATACGGTTCAATCGTTACTGGTCTTCAGAACGAAGTTACAGGTAAGGCAGTAGATCTAGAGGTTCACCCTTGGTTACCACAGGGCGTATCACCAGTTCTATCCTTCACACTTCCAATCCCAGACACAGAGGTTTCTGATGTTTGGTCAAACTTTATGGTTCAGGATTACATGGGCATTCAGTGGCCGGTAACTCAGTTCGCATACGAGTTTTCTACTTACTTCCGTGGCACATTCTTCTGTACTGCTCCAGCATGGAACGGTGCAGTTTCAGGAATTACTAGCGCATAGTAAGGCAGGAGGGGGAGCGTTCTTAATGGGCGCTCCCTCTTCTTCATAATTTAGGAGGCAGCATGGCAAAAAGAATGGTCGCGCCAGATAGGCGCGTAGCAGAGACAACAATCGGCAATAGAAGTTACAAGCCTAATCGCCAAGGTATTTATACGGTGAGCGATAGTGACGCGAAGGCTATGAAGGCTGAAGGTTTCTTCGAAGCTTCGCTTATGGGCGCAACAACTAACAATGAGAATCTTGGATACACTTGCGTAGGTTGCGGTTTCGGATCTTGGTTCGCGAAATGTAGTCGTTGCGGACAAGATAATAGCAATGGGATCAACAGAGACGGAAGTTAAATTATGGCGACAGGCGTAACACCACTAAATTCATTCTTCGAGTCTCCTTACATTACTGTCGCCGAATACAAGAACGCACCTACCTCTATTGATTACGATAACCTCGTTGTCGGCGGTAACGCAGCAGCGCAAGACGCTGAACTCGCTAATGCGATCTTACGCGCCTCGTCATTTATGGACGAATACCTCAATCAAAATCTTCGCGCTGCGACCCAAACGGAAACTCAGCGTGTTCGTATTACGGGTCAAGGCACAATAGCGCTTCACCCTAATAATAATCCGATCATTTCTCTGCAAAGTTTCGAGTATGGCGCGAACCCTAATAGCCTAGTCAGCCTTCCCGACTGCTCACAAGCTTGGTTCGAAGCACAACAAATTATTATTCCATTATCTAACATGGCTACTACCTATTCTAGCCAAGGTCCATTGGCGTTCGGTCCATACGGATCGCCAAGACAACAGGTTTATTGCAAATACCAATACACGTCAGGTTATGTTAATAATCTGATCGCTACTGCGGTGGCTGCTGCTAGCACTATAACTGTTCAATCCGCCGAGGGCATTGTGGCAGGTATGAAGTTCCGAATTTACGACGGCGCGAGCAGCGAGACGGTGACTGTTGCAAGCAACTATACCTACGGCTCTACAACGGTTCCATTAACCTCTGCGCTGGCTTTTAACCACGCTTCAGGGGTTGCCTTTGGTAATTTGCCAACAACAATTAAACAAGCCTGTATCCTCATTACAACGGCTTTCTTGAAGGTGCGTGGCGATCGCTCACTAACTATGGCAATTACTACACAAGCTTCGTCGAATGGTACTGGTGGCGCTTTATACGGTGCTGAGATCGAATTAGGGCTGAAAATGCTCGATCTCTACAAGAGAATACGTTAATGGCAGGGCGCACAGGAGTCCGCGCTACGCTGTACAACTGGCTAGCGACAGGCGAAATAGCAAACCTTAATCAGATCTTTACAAGCTTCCCAAAGCGCATTAATTTCCAAGAGAACTCGCAAGCAGGGCAGTTATCACGGTCTGCGGTAGTAATCTTTATTCAGAGCGAGCGCGAAACTCGTATTGCTATCGGTGGGGCGACCAATGGCTGGAAGCGTGTTGATTATTCGATCGTTCTTCAGGTCTATCAGCACTCATTAGAGCGATCATCAGAAAGCGCCATGATTTCGTTCGATACTCTCATAGATTCTATTAAGGACAGGCTAAGAGCCGATCATAATTTCGGCGACACAACAGGGAATCTGGTTTGGCAAGGTGCCGAGCCAGTAATTAACTGCACATACGGCGAACCAGCGACTCCCGAAGGTAGCACAGCAACGGAAACCTTCGCTGAGATACAATTCGACGTAACAGAGATGATCCAAGCATAGGAGCAACAATGAAGATCACTAACGACGGAAGCGACGCGCGCGTGTATCCTACACTTGGCGTCACTCTAGAAGCAGGTAAGTCTTTCGACGAAACTGCTAAAATCACACCAGTAAAAGAAACCCCAGCGTCAGCCTCGTCTGACATTATCGTAGAAGAGGTGAAATAATGTCCGTACAAGCTTCCGTAAGAAGTTACCTCGGCGTTGCCAAAGAAGTAACAAAAGGAACAGCAGTAACACCGACAGACTTTATCCCAGTCATGGCGTCAAGCCTAAAGCCAGTAGACATTATCGATCCACTATACGATGAAGGTCTACGCGGATCTAACGTCAAGAATTACAACTACATTCCCGGTCGCACACGATCAACTATTGATTTCGGCGGATCTGTATTCGCGGACACAGTCGGTTACGGTATCGCTGGTCTTCTCGGTGACGTAGCAACAGTCGGTGCTTCTGCGCCATACACCCACACAATTTCTCTCGAAAACTCTGCGGTCGCAGCAGCAGACGCGCAACCAACTTCTTACACATTCACAGATTTCTACGCAGCAGCGGTACGCACATACTCTGGCGTACAAATGCACGACTTCACATTGAAGTTCAACGCTGACGGAATGCTTGAATACGACGCGAAGGGAACAGGTTGGGGATCTGCTTCCGCAGCAACTCCAACACCAAGCTTCTCGACAATTCTTCCTACTCCTGTATGGCAGGGAACTGTATCTATCGGTGGATCTGCAGTTACTAACGCCATGAGTGGCGAAATTGCTATGAAGCGCCCAGTTACCCCTATCTACGGCATTAGCCAGACACAAAATCCTTACAATGTATTCGTCGGTCCTCTTGAAGTGACCGGAAAACTCGAATTCGTAATGGAAGACAACACAGAACTTACGCGGTTCCTGTCAAATACACAGCCAGCACTCGTGCTGAACTGGGCATACGGCACAGGTGCAGCAGCGGTTCAGATCCAAGCGACTCTTACTAAGGGCGCTTATGTCGCTACTGCTATCGATCGTGGCGGAGATTTCGTCAAGATTTCTTGTGACATTAACGGACAAGGTAATACAACAGACGCAGGTGCGACAGCAGGATTCTCACCAATCAAGTGGGTTCTGAAGAATGCAAAGGTTTCTGGTACATACAACTAATCTCCAAGCAGGTAGGGCAGGTTGAGATCGAACGCCTTCCCGATCTCCCTCCCTACCTGCCCTCAATTTGCTAAGATAAACGGAAGGCAAACCAACGGAAAGGCACAACATGACAAAAGAAATTAAACTCCCTTCAGGAGCCACGGTAATTCTTAAAGATCCTTCTCTCTTGCGCGTGAAAGATCGTAAAAATCTAATTAAGGCAAGCGATAGCGTTGAAGGCGAACTATCGAGAGCGCTTGTTCTCGGTGACGCGTTAATTGCTATGCTCGTAGAGTCTTGGTCTTTCGATCTTATTCCGCCAGCAATTAAACTTGACTCTCTCGATGAACTCGAAATTCCAGATTACGACGCATTGGTAGAAGCAACCAAAGACGCGCAAACTAAATTATTTCCTAGCGTCGGCAACACGGTAGCGAACGAGCAGAACCCAAAAGCGGATTCCGCCAACTAGAACGCTTGAAGTGGTGGCTCAAAGGCGGTGAGCGACAGGTAGACATGGACTACCCTGATGAAGCTTGGTACTACTATCAGTTCGCAGATCGTTTTGGCTGGACGCCAGATCAAGTGGATAATTTACCTGCGGTTCATTCCGACTGGTTATTAGCCATAAGTAACGCCGTAGAAGAAGTTAAAGCGGAGAGGGCAGAACAGGCTGATCAATAATGGGCGCGATCATCATTAAGAACCTACCCCAAGTACTCGCTGGCTTGTCTGCTTTCGAACGTAACATGGAACGCGCTGGGGAACTCGCATTGACGCAAGCAGCCTTAGCGGTAGAACGGCAAGCCAGATTAAACGCGAATACAGGCACACACCCACGCGGTCAAGGGCACACTCCCGGCACAGGTCCGGGTCCAAATAAAGTTACTGGAACTTTGCAGCGGTCTATTAACACGCAAGTGCGACACGGCTTCGGATCTTATGTAGCGACAGTCGGTCCAAGCGTTGAATACGCGCGAGCGGTCGAGTTAGGAAGTCCTCGCTGGAAATCGGGTGTGCGGTATCCTTTCCTAAGTACAGCGGTCGGATACATGGTAAGTAGTGGCAACCTACAACGAGTATTCACTCTTAACTTTATGCGCTTAATGAGGGGATAGCATGGCTAACGCGATCCCACCAGTCCTCGTCGAATTACAATTAGAAACGGCGAAGATCAAAGAACAACTGACTGGCATAAGCAAGAAATTCGACGATTTCGGCGCGACGGTATCTAAGCAAACAAGCTTCTTGTCTAGTTTTAAAGCAGCAGCAGCAGGTGTCTTTGCCGGTAACGTAATGACGCAAGGCTTGCAAATGGTTAAGGGCGCATTACAAGGTGCGGTGCTAGAGGCACAAGCTTATGAAAAGGCTACGGCGCAACTTAATGCTGGTATCAAATCTACTGGCAATTTGGCTGGTCTCAGCGTAGAAGGATTACAAGCGCAAGCAGCAGCACTCGAATCTTTGTCGGCGCAAGACGAAATCGCCATTATGAAGAACCAAGGTTTATTGCAGACTTTCACCAATGTGCGAAATGTAGTCGGAGAAGGCAACGACATTTTTGACCAAGCCACACTCGCTATGCTCAACATGGGCGCAAAAATGGGCGACAACGCTGGATCGGCTATGCAATTAGGTAAAGCCCTCAATGATCCTTTAATGGGAATGAACGCTCTCAGGCGCGTGGGCGTAGTATTCACGGAACAGCAAAAGCAGTCTATTAAGACAATGGTGGCTGCCGGCGACATTATGGGCGCGCAAAAGATTATTTTACAAGAACTCGAAGTTGAGTTCGGCGGTGCTGCCAAAGCAGCAGGAGACACTTTCGCTGGTGCGGTATTCCGAGCAAAAGATAAGGTAGCCGATTTCGCTCGTACACTCATTACCAATTTGCAACCTATTGTGTTAAGTGTCGGTAAGACTATTGGCGATCTATGGAATAAGTATTTGTCGCCGTTATTGAAAATAATTAACGACAATAAAGACGCGTTATTAATCTTCGTAGGCGTTCTCGGTACTGCTTATGCAGCGTTCAAACTTTATGGAGTTATTCTTGCGGTAGTCAAGACGGCGCAATCTCTTTATGCTGTTGCCCAAGTTTTAATGGCTGGCGGACAACTAGCTTCTATTGCTTCTACCAACGGACTCGCTGCTTCTATGTTGCGCCTTAACGCGATCATGAGCGCAAACCCTATCGGCTTAATTGTCGCTGCTTTGGCTCTCGTCGCTGCTGGGTTCGTCATAGCATGGAACAACAGCGAAACATTTAGAAAAGTAATGATTTCCGTAGGTAAGGCTGGTTTATCGGCGTTCAGTTACTTGCTCGAATTTCTAGGGTTGTACGCGACAGGAGTATTGAAAGTCGTCACTGGTCCTATGAGATTATTGCTTAAAGGTTTAGAAATGCTCGGAGTAAAGGGCGCAGGAGCAGCACTTAAAGACATTAACGGCGCAATAGATAACGTAGGGAAGTTCTTTGACGGGGCAGCGAAAAAGGTCGAGTCTTACAAAAAAACACTAGACGGATTAGCCGATAAAAAAATCAAACTCCCTAGTTTCGGCGCTGCAAAAGTGGACGAAACTACTGTTGTCGGTGCGGAGGCTCCCGGAGGCGGTCTAACTGCTGCGCAAGTCGCTGCTGCTAAGGCTGCTGCTAAGGAAAAAGCCAAGCTTCTCGACAAAGCCAACAAAGACGTACAAGTTTCTTACGAGAAAATGAATAAGGTAATTGCCGAAGCCCAAGAAAAGGGCAAAGAAATTACGGACGATTACAACAAAAAGGTCAGTTCTATTAAAGCCGATCACGCCAAGCAAGAAACAAAGGCTCGTGCGGATCATTTGACTAAGCAAACTTCTATTTACAAAGACTTTGCGGAAAAAGAAGTTTCTATTCGCAAGGATTATGCCAACAAAGTAATTCAATTAGAAGTAGACGCCGAAAACAAGCGCGCAGGGATCATTCAACGGTCTAAGGATCTCCTAAAAAATGCGTTCCAAAACGCTACCAAATTCGACTTAGCAAGCTTGATGAAAGACTCCGACGGATCTGGCGCGACAATGGTTCAGCGCATGAAGGAGAAATTGACCAAGATACTAGACCTTCAACGAAAGGCTGGGGAACTAGCGAGCAAAGGTTTTTCACAAGGGTTTATTCAAGACGTCATTAGCCAAGGTCCAGACGCAGGAAACGCTATGGCAGATTCTATTCTGTCCGCTGCGCCTGAAACTGTCAAAGAAATGCAATCATTGTACGGCAAAATCCAAGACGTCTCAGAAAACGGCATGAATAAATTAGCCGATCAAATGTATGACCAAATGGGCTTGGCTACGCAAGAATTACGCGAACAATACGAACAAGTCAGTATCGACCTTACCGCTGCTTTATTAAAGGCTGAAGAAATCTTTGCTGAGTCCATAGAAGAAAACACTAAAGAATTAAACAAAGCGTTAGAAGCAAACAACAAAGATTTAGAAGAGAAATTAGCAGACATTCAAGTGTCATTACAAGAGGCTTTATTGGACGCACAAGAAGCCTATAACGAGGCTATTGCTGACTTAGAAAAAGACACCAAAAAGAAGCTTGCGGATCTTCAAGACGAATTATTAAAAACGGTAGCCATTATTAAAGAATTAGCAGGGGCTAAGGCTGCTGTCGCTGCTCTCGCTGGTTCTCCTGCTGCTCCTTTCTTGGCAGGTGTCACGCCGACAAGTGTCACACCGACTTACAATCCATTAAAAGGTAATACTTTGAATAGCAATACTTACGCAGGTCAAGGCACAGGGGCAAATGGTGCAGTTACAATTACTCAAAACATTTCATACCCAACGGCTAGTGCGAGCGAAATCTCCGCTCAAACTTTGAGCGCAATTAAATTTGGCACTACATCTGCGAGGACACTCTAATGCCTATTCTCACAAATAGTTACTCGTTCTCATTTGCTGGAATTACATTCGGCGGTGCAGGATCGCCTTATCAAATCTTATCTGTCGAGGGTTTAGAAGGACTACCGGGAATTCGTAGTCAAGACGACAATCGCGGTTATGCAGACGGAATGTTCTCAGGGCGCGACTTCCTCGGTGGGCGAACGATCTCTATTACCTTTCAAACTTTTGGTTCTGGCGGTAATTCAGCGCAAACTAATTTCAACGCGATCCAAGCCAAATTATTGCCTCAGACTTCAGGCACTACGCCGTTGTATTTCATTTTACCGCCTTCGGGAGAGCAGTTCGCCAATGCTCGCGTACGCGTGTTACGGACTTCGGTAGATCCTGATTACACCTACGGCATGATTACCTCGCAGGTCGAGTTCTTTTGCCCTGATCCGAACTACTACGATTCGACCCAGCAAACAGCTTCATTGTCTGTATCGGCTGCTCCCGGTCGAACCTATGATCGCACTTACAATCTGGTTTATGGCTTCGGCTCATACACAAGCTTGACCAACATAGTTAATAGCGGTTGGGCTACGGCTTATCCGACAATTACGATCAATGGTCCTATTACGAATCCGACTCTAGGCAACGTAACCACAGGGCAATACTTGAACCTATCGGGAACTATCACAAACACGGACTCCCTCGTAATCGATCTTTACAACAAGTTAATTACGCTCAATGGGGTATCGGCTCGCAATCTTCTTTCCACAGGCACTTGGTTTGACGCACCACCGGGAACTTCGCAGTATTATTTGACAGGATCCACAACCACGGCAGGGCTAACTACGGCTACTGTGACTTGGTACAACGCATACATCTAGGAGACGCACATGGCATTACGCACACCACCGAGTTGGTTACAAAACGGATCTCACCCTGCCGAAAATGATCGTTTGACTATGCAAGCGATTATTGCCTCATCAGGCATTATCGGCTCGTCGTCTCTCGCGGTAACTCAGGCAGCGGTACCTGCTATGGCGGTTCAGGTCGCAGGAGGTTGGGGCGCGGTCGTAGGAGACTTCACAACCAACATGGGCGTGTACACATTCTTCAATGACGCTGCGACACAACTCACGGTCACTACCGCTAATCCTTCTAACCCTAGAATTGATCGCGTCGTCGTAACGATCTTAGACGCCTATTACACAGGATCATCGAACACGGTAAGCTTCCAAGTAATTGCAGGAACTCCTGCTGGATCTCCGACGGCACCTGCTACGCCTCAAAACTCAATTTCATTGGCGACTATTGCGGTCGCTGCTGGCGCAACCTCGATTACCAACGCTAACATTACGGACACACGCACCAATGTAACTACTAATCTTCCTGTCGGTGACATTACCGAAGTCCAAGGCGGAACTGGTATTACTGTTACGAGCGGTACTGGACCGATCCCTAGTGTCGCGATTAGCAATAGCCCAACAATAACTGGTACGATAAACGCAACAGGCGACATCAATTTATCTGCGGTCAACGCACCGGGAAGCTTGATTGATGAATTAACATTATTACTCATGAACGCACTCTAAGAAAGGGAGTATGTAAATGGCAACAGCAACGAAAGTATTAGCAAGAACGGCAGCCTCACTTACAACGACAACAGTTTTATACACAGTTCCTGCCTCAACAAGCACAGTCGTTAGCAACATAGCGGTCACAAATACTGCTGCGAGCGCAGGTACATTTACTTTGGCTATGGGTCCAAGCGCAGGGCAGATCGCGCTTCACACAACAACGGCTATCGCTGCAAACTCAACCATTTACATTGACTTAAAACAAGTGCTTTTAACTACTAATACAATTACAGGTGGCGCAAGCGCAACGACAATTAACTTTCACATTAGCGGAGTGGAGATTTCGTAATGGCTTCATCAACTATTCCTGCTACTACTGGCGGTTTAGCCAACGGCTTAACTTTACAACGCACAATTACTTCAACTGGCGCGGTTTCAATTCCTGCTGGCATAAATCAAGTGTTTGCCATTGTTATTGGTAGTGGCGCTGGCGGTAGAGCAGGTCAACCTCTAGGAAACTACATGGGTGGAGGCGGAGGCGGAACTGGCGGTATTTCTTACGGAGTTGTATCTCCTGCACCTTACGCAATTATTGGCGCAGGTGGAACGGCTGGTAATAACGGAAATTATAGTTTGTATGGAAACATTGTTGCTGGAGGCGGTGGCACAGGTGGACTTGAAGCTTCCGCTGGTAGTAACGCCCCAACTACTGATTTTAGTACTTCTGGCAGTTTTTGGTCACGCCTTAGAATTCAAAACGGTGGCGGTGGTGGTGGTGGTGTAACTTATACAGCAACAAGTGATGGATTGTATTCTACAAACGGAACAACACCTGTGCAAATAATTCCTTCTTATACTGTTGGATTAGGTTCAAACGGAAGTGTTACCGCTAACGCTGCTGGAACATCTAACGAAACTTCTGCTATTGGCGGAGGTCCAGCCACGGGAGTTGCAGGAAAAAACGGCGGAAGCGGTCTTTATTTTGGTGGCGGTGCTGCTGGTGGTTCAAACACTGGTGGTACTGGTCAAAATGGCGGAGTTGGCGGGTCAGCAACCTCAACTGCTTTTACTGGTGGAACCGCAGGAACATCTGCTGCAAACGCTGGAGGTGGTGGCGGAGGCGGTGCTGGATTTTTAGCAAATGGCACTAATGGTGCTGCTGCTTCATCAACTATTGGCGGAGCAGGTGGAGCAGGTGGTTCTGGTGGCGGAGGTGGTGGCGGTGGTGGTAGTGCAACCGTAACTGGCGGTGCTGGTGGCGTTGGTGGCAATGGCTGTGTTTTACTTTACTGGTAAAGGAGAAAATTAAATGGCTCATTTTGCAATTCTTAATGAAAACAATGTAGTCGCTACGATTGTTGCTGCTGATTTAATTGACGGCGTTAAGGAAGTTTTTCCAAACCATAAAATTGTTATTTCAACGCTAGAAAACCCTGCTGCTATTGGTTGGGTTTATGACGGAGAAAAGTTTGTTGCACCAACAACGGAGTCAAATACTGACACGATAAAGTAACGGCATGACAACTACATACCGATACCTGTTCGCAGATTTACTGACTAATACGATCATCGCTGAACTGCCTTTAACTGGCGTCTCATTCGGATCGCAACTTAACCAACCCGGAACATTTCAAGGTCGCATACTTCTGTCAGGTATTGACACAGTAGGTTTTAACATAGCCAACGCGACCATACCTGCTAAGTGCGCTGTTTATGTAGATCGTGACGGAGTCTTGGTTTGGGGCGGAGTGATCTGGAATCGCAGTTATCAATCTTCTAGCCAAACTTTAAGCCTGAACGCGCGTGAGTTCGAATCATACTTCGAACGGCGCAGAATTACCTCGGATCAGGTATTTACGAATGTAGATCAATTAACGATCGCGCAGAACCTCATTTCTCTGGCTCAGGGCGTACCTTACGGCAACATTGGGGTCGCAGTCGGTGTCGAAGCTTCGGGTGTGTTGTTGTCTAGGACTTATTACAATTACGAGAAGAAAACCTATTACTCAGCGTTACAGGATCTTTCGCGCGCGGAAAACGGCTTTGACTTTAACATTGACGTGGCTTATGACGGCTCAGGAACGCCTACCAAAACACTCACGCTGGGTTATCCAAGAATCGGCACGGTGTATTCTGCGACAGATCCAGAAGCGCTGTTATTCGAATTTCCTGCTAGTAATGTAGTCGAATACGAGTATCCCGAAGACGGATCTATCGCTGCTAATACCTTGTATGCGTTAGGAGCAGGATCTAACGAGGGTAAATTGTCTTCGACTTATCAAGACATGACCTATTTAACTGCCGGTTGGCCGTTGCTTGAAGAACAAGCCAATTATTCCGACGTCACGGACGCGACCTATCTCGCGCAGTTGGCTGAAGGGCAAGTCAATGCTGTGGTGTATCCACCGACAATCATCAAGCTTGTTGTACCTGCTTTCGTGAGTCCTGTTTATGGATCTTACGCAATAGGAGACGACGCTAGATTACGCATAACAGATGAGCGATTCCCTGCGACTGGTGTAGGAACTGCGGTTCAGGCTGGCTTAGATGAAGTTTATAGAATCGTGGGCATTCAGGTTCAGCCGGGAGAAGACGGTCCAGAACGCGTAACATTGACTCTCACTCAAACTACGAACTGAGGCGCTTTCATGGCATACATAAATCAACCACCAGACTTGCGTATTTTATTCGCGGATCTAGAACGGCGCTTACGCTTGCTCGAAACGGCTCAAAGATTTACTGCACCTATCGTAACCACAGATCCTATTGCGCCTCGCAACGGTGACATTTGGTACAACTCGACAACGACGACTCTTAAATTTGTAAATTCTGCTGGTATTATTAAGACCATAACTCTTACATAATCTGAAAAGGTAGACATGAACGCTTCAGACTGGGCTGGCTTGGCGGTAGCGATAACTACGCTATTGGGATCGCTTTCCTTAGCGGTGCGGTTCTTGACCAAGCACTATTTATCCGAATTGAAGCCCAATGGCGGATCTAGTTTGCGTGACGAACAGACGCGACAAGGCGACACAATTAAACGCCTAGAAGCGCGCGTGGATTCTATTTATGAATTACTTTTGGAGCGCCAATGATCCCGAAGCTTATGGCGCTCTGCGCGACGGCGGTAGGCTATACAGAAGGCAAGAATAACGACACTATTTACGGCAAATGGTTCGGGCTAAATAATCAGCCTTGGTGCGCTATGTCTGCCTCTAAAATGTATTTTGACGCTGGGGCAATTAAAGCGGTAGCAAACACCAAAAAAGGGTACGCCTCTTGCGATCTTTGGCTGAAATACCTCGTTAAGAATAATCAAGTCATTCCTATCGGACAGGCTCAGGCAGGGGATCTCGTATTCTTCCAGTTCGATACGGACGCTCAGCCAGATCATGTAGGCATAGTCAAGGCTCATAACAAGACTCTGAAGATTATCACCACCTATGAGGGCAATACCTCGGCGGATCATAAGGGCAGTCAATCTAACGGAGACGGCTTCTACGTTAAGAAGAGAACCTACGCTACGATAATGGCAATCGCTAGACCAAAGGAGAATCATGAAACTAGATAAAAAGAAGAAAGCAATACTTAAATCTTACCTACGCGCGGTATTGGCTTCCGCGATTACTACTGCCTTGGCGCTTGTATTAGAAATGCAGCCTCAATACGCAGTCTTGCTTGGTGCGCTCGCTGCGCCAGCGGTGAAGTGGGCAGATAAAGCCGAAGCAGAATTCGGATTAGTGTCTGATGACGCTGCGGTTGAAATTGATAAACTGTTGAAGAAGGACACAAAAAAGGTCACAAAAAAGAAAGCGTAACGGCGCGTCGCTGTTAGATTTAACGCCGTAACGCCCATAATTGCGCGTCGAGAAAACCTCGACACCTTATCGGTGAAACATAAGTAGCCGAAAGAGTGCTGGACGCAACCCTTGCGAGTTCCGACTCGTAGGGGTTTCGTTCTTTCGTGACTAGGCACTTCACGCGATCCTTGCTACACTTTGCGCAAGGAGGCTTAAATGACATTAGCAGACAAACTCACCAGCATGAAGAAAACCCTCAAAGACGATTATTGTGCTTATAGGATCATGTATGAAGCGTTATCTATTACGGACAAAGAAGCATTAGACGAAGCTTGGGCTAAAGGTTATTCAGCCAATGTAGTTCTCATGGCTCTACGATCTGAAGGAATAAAAAGCAGTAACGAATCAATCAGGCGCCACAGGCTAGGAGCGTGTAAATGCCCAAAACCCATAAAATAGACGGCATTCTCGAAGAGAGGCAAACGATCTACGGAGACGCACATAAGAATTTCGCGTTAACAGGAAGGATCTGGGGCGCATTATTATTTATGGACGACATTCCTGCATGGAAAGTCGCACTTATGCTCGACGCGTACAAGTCTGTGCGGTGTATTGCTAATCCAACCCACGAAGATTCGTGGCAAGACAAACTCGGCTACACAATACATGGTCGAGAGATCGCGATGACTGATGAGCCTTAAAGATTCGTTCGACGAATTACCCGAAGACATTGAATCAAAAGACGTCACGGAGTTAAGGCGCGCTCTCATGCGCACACAGAAGAAGCTTATGGAAACTAAGCAGAAGGTAGATGATCTCGTAGCAGCGACACATGAAGCAGCCTACGACGCGACTCTCACTTTCGGCAAGGTACTGCCGGTGCCAGAACCTAAGATTACCAACACCAAGAAGAAAGCCGAAGTTGCGTTATGGCACATGACGGACTGGCAAGGCGCTAAGCGCACAACTACTTACAATTCGGAGGTTATGCGACGAAGAGTAATGGAATTTGCGGAGAAGGCTATACACATTACCGAGATCCAGCGCGCAGATCACCCAGTAGATGAGTGCGTAATCATGTTCGGTGGAGACATGATCGAAGGACTATTTAACTTCCCCGGACAAGCGTTCGAAATTGACTCGACATTATTCGAACAATACGTAAATGTATCTCGTTTATGCGTTGACGTAGTTCGTTACGCCCTAGATCATTACAAGCGCGTCAAGGTAGTGCCAGAGTGGGGTAATCACGGACGAATAGGATCGAAGCGCGACAATGTGCCTCGTTCAGATAACTTCGATCGTATGTGTTATGAACTTGCGCGTCAGTTGCTTCAGGGGGAGAAGCGACTGACGTGGCAGGAATGCCCTGAAGACATTCAGCGCGTAGAGATCGGTAACTATCGCGCATTACTTATTCACGGAGATGAAGTCGGCAGAAATGGTTTTGCGAGTCCCGGAGCAATCGTTCAACACGCAAATAAATGGCGTTCGGGTTCTTATCCATGGGAATTTCGAGACGTCTACATTGGGCATTACCATACCCACGCAGAATGGTCTATGGCTAATGGTCTCGGATCTATTTATCAAACAGGTTCTACGGAGTCAGATAATAGATACGCAGGAGTATTGCTCGCTTCGGCAGCGATACCTTCACAGCGGTTGCACTTCGTAGATCCAGAAAAAGGTCGAGTTACAGCGAGTTACAAAGTGTGGTTAGAATAATGGAAATGACTTTACAAATGCACCTAGCGGAGCAGAAAGATCGGATCTACGAGGCAATACTTAATACGGACACTCCTGAGCCAACCACATGGGCTACGAAATTGTTATGGAGTCAAGCACGAATTCATTTCGCCAAAGTTGTATTGGAGGCTTGTGATGAGACCAACAAAACTATTATCGCAGAATAGCGAGTTGCGCCCTGACGGTATCTTTAACTGGTCGCTTCCTGCCTTTGCAATCAAGCTTACAGACGGATCTAATTTCAACGTTTGCCCTAATGCTGGCGCGTGTGCTTCATTTTGTTACGCTCGCAACGGTACTTATTTATTCAGTAATGTGCGTGGACGCCATGTGGCTAACCTCGAATACATAATGGAAGATCCCGAAGGCTGGTACGGACAAATGCTGGCAGAAGTTCAGCACCCAAATAAGCGCGGTAAATACATTCGCATACACGACGCAGGAGATTTCTTCTCAGAAGAGTATCTCGAATTATGGTTGCGGATTGCGCGAAATACGCCAGAGGTAACTTTTTATTGTTATACCAAAGAGGTCGCTATGTTTAAGCGCGTAGTAGAACCTAATTGCCCTAGCAACTTCAAGTATCTTTATTCAATGGGTGGCAAACAGGATCATTTGATAGATCTCGAAAACGATCGCCACGCAGAAGCATTCCCGGACGACGCAGCGATCCTAGACGCTGGTTACGCTAATCAGGACGCCTCGGATCTGTTGGCTATAACTTTACCTAGCAATAAGATCGGTATTCCTGCTAACAACATTCGCCACTTTAATAAGAAAATGGCTGGACGGACATTTGGGGAATTACAAGGCGAGCGCGACGAGAAGCTTACTGCCAAGAATAATCAATGAAAGCGGTATCACTATTCGCTGGTGTAGGAGGTTTCGATTTAGCATTATCGCAAGAGGGCGTAGATGTAGTCGCTGCGGTAGAAGTAGATCGCTACGCGCGTACGGTGCTTAAACGCCATTTCCCTACGACGCAATTATTGGAGGACATAAATGACGTCACAGGCGGGCGGTGATAGTTCAATGGTAGAACAACTGTCATTCCAGACAGGAGAAGGCGGTTCAATCCCGACCTCACCGCTCCCTTATCGAGTGGAGAAGATAGAAACGAAACTTGGTAAAGAGTTTGTAAAAGAAAATCACTATTCACACGGCATACACAATGGTCCTATGTGCTATGGACTTTTAGATGGTTCTAATCTTGTAGGGGTATTGGCTTTTGCTACCCCTTGTAGTGAAGCAGTATGTGCAAGCGTGTTTGGTGTTGAACATAAACGATCTGTTACTGAACTGCATAGGTTAGTATTACTAGATGAGATACCAAAGAATACTGAGTCTTGGTTTATTTCCAGGGTATTAAAACAATTTAAGAAAGATAGACCTAACTATAATGCTGTTCTTTCTTTTGCAGATGCAACTCAGGGACACATAGGAGTAATCTATCAAGCAACCAATGCTATCTACGCTGGTATGTCAGGTAAAGCGACTTTCTTTTTAGATGAGACAGGTAGATTAAGACACCCACGTCAGAATGGTCACAACATAACCAAAGAAGAAGCCCAAAATCGAGGCTGGAAACCAGTTAAAAGAGAAGGAAAGCACCGATACTTATACTTGCTATCAAATGATAAGCGACATAAAAAAGAACTAATAAAGAACTTAATGCTTCCTTCATTGCCTTATCCAAAGGCTGCTTCTGGATCTAAATGAGTAATCCATGTCTTTCCTGTGCGATCTTGGAGCGCGACCTGAACTAATCCACCTGAATAGACGTCATACTTAATTGCAGTTTTGACGGCTTCTTCGATGATCTCTACTGCGATTTCCCAGTCGTCTACGTCCTGCAAGCCAAGCGCATGAGCAGCGCCTAGCGCCAATTCCATGCCTGTGCCAGTTACATAAATCTTATTCGCGGTGCGCTCAATTCCATAAGCTTCGTCAATGAGATAAATAGTGCCATTGACGGCAATCATGAACTCGTTATCGTGCTGAGCCACGTCTCCGTCGTCCTTCATGTCATAACCCGACTTAATAAAACAGGATCTCAGCGCCGGGAGAAATTTATTCACCATAAATTTATCGAGATTATTTTTAGGCGCGCGTGGTGGCGTAAATGCGTGTTGGATCAGGTTCATTCCACGGACTAACCCTGCTGCTGCGACGAGGTATTTACCATTGGTAGCGATCTTCCCCATAGGAGAGCAATCTGCGGATAAATGATACGAGGTTGTCTGCGAGTCTCCAGCGATGAGGCACCAGTCTTCATGCTGAACGGCTATAAGGGTTGTCATACGCGAATCCTCCCACGCTCGACGCGCCGAAAGCGAATTCAACACCAAATGGTCGGTGTTTCGTAATTTGAGAGGCATAATAAGCCCCAACAGGAGGTCAGCAGATCTCCCCCAACAGGAAGGCAAGTAAATGGCAGGTAAATTCGATCTCGAAAACTATGAGACGGTGGAATTACGATTACGCCGTCTCTACACCAAATTCCCGGAAGCGCGAGTATTAACAGATCTCGTATTCCATGACGAACGCCGTTTCATTATTAAGGCGGAAGTTTATTTATCAACAGATGATCTCAGCCCAGTCGCTACTGGTTATGCAGAGGAAATCGTTGGCGCTTCACCAGTAAACAGAACCTCAGCCCTAGAAAATGGAGAGACGTCCGCAATCGGAAGGGCGATCAGCAATTCTGTATTATGTTTAGAAGCACCAGTAGGCGCGCGCCCTAGTCAGCAGGAAATGGAAAAGGTAGAGCGTTACGCGAAAGAGCCACGGAAGCCAGCAGGATCTAAGCCAGCGCGCGAATACACAGCCATTGAATTAGCAGATGTAACGGCGATCATGGAAATTGTCCAAGCTTCTTCTAATAAAGACGAGTTGCGTTCTATTTATGCGGACTTCGCTAAGCGAGATTTATTGGAAGCGCGCGTCAATGGCACTACTCTTAAAGATGTATTCCTATTGCGCGTACAGGAACTCGCATGAGCGACTTCATGGCTCGCATAGGTGATTTAGAGATCCCATTACTCCCTTATGCTGGTACTTCAGGTTGGAAAGGATCTGAAGCCAGCAGGGATCGTGTATTTATCGACGACGCTAACGGCACAACTTCAATGAGGCAACGCGTAGCATTAAAGCGCGTTTGGGATCAGGAGTTTCGCGGTTTAACTTGGAAAGAATTAGGCGAGATCGAGAACATACACGCAGGGCAATCGTCAGGTGTGTTATCGGTTCTCCATAAAGCAGGACTAATCGTTCGGCTCAAAGAGAAGCGCAATCGGTGTTCTGTTTATGTGGCACCAGATTACATTCGCGGACGCGAAATAAGCTTATTTAAGAAACAAGATTCTTGTAAACATTGTGGAGGAAAACTATGAGCGACAAGACCAAGAAATTCAATCCACCTATGGGCTGGATCGTTGCAGTAAATCATCAAGAAGTATCTATTCGCCGATTAGCAGACGCGTTAAAACTAGCGCCTTATGTAGTTGGTAAAGCGCTAGAAAATAGCGGTTATGTGTTAGTGCCTGACCAAATGGATCTCGCTGCGGACACAGCCAAAGTTATCTTGCAACAAGAGAAGACTGTCACGCCATTAAAGGTAGTGCCAGAACCTTCTATGGCAGACATAGCCGAAAGTGTGACGGAGTTAGACGAAGAGGAAATGGAAAATGAGTAGCAACATAGTTACCCCTGCTCAGGTAGAAGCCAAATTGTATGCTCTATCGAAAGAACTCGACGTCATACAAAAAGACTTAGAAAACCAAGAAGATAATTACTATTTGACGAGGGCGAAGTACGAAGTCGCGCTCGCTAAATCTCGTATGACTTATGCTTCCAAATCTTCCCCTACCGGGAAGAACTACACGGTACAAGAACGCGAAGATCTGGCTCTTATCGAGAATCAGGATCTACATTTCTTGTTAGCGCAAGCCGAGGCTATGGTCAAGGCTGGTCGTGCCAATGCTTCCCGGATCAAGACACAAGTAGACATAGCGCGATCTATCGGCACTTCTGTTCGAGTATCCATGGAGGTAGCATGAGCGACGACGACACATTCGCATTAACGGAAACAGGTAATTCTGTTTATTATGCTTTTATCGAAGCTTATCGGAAGAAGCACCCAGAATTATCTGAAGAACAGGCGCGACAAGCAATACGCGACGGCAAAGAATGACACACCCAGTCTCATTCCATGACCAAATTCTGGCTTACATACAATCTGACGCCTACACAACAGTAGTCGACGGTGCTATTTCGTATTCAATTATTGCCAATGAATTCGAAACATTTTGGCGAGCAGTTATTGCGCAGGAACTCAGCGCGAATCTTCAAGCGATCCAGCATGAAGAGAGCCATGTCCTGCCAGATCCCATGAAACGCAAGATCCTATTATCAGTATGGAGTGTAAATGACGGACTTAAATAATTTATTAACTAAATCTCTTACTGCGTTCGACGCAAATAGAGATCGTTCGAAACAGGTAGAGGTAGGTCCTTCAGGGCTGGGAGGCTGTCGCAGACAGATCTATTACCACCTCACGGAGCAACCTACGACGAATCCTGAAACTGAGTCGCTCGCTGCGATCCTCGGCACATTTATTCATACGGGTATTTCTGAGGCGATTGTGCGCGAAGATCCATTTGGCGATAACTTCATAATCGAAGAAGAGGTAAGCCATAACGGTCTCAAAGGGCACGTAGATCTCTACATTAAAGATTCGGGAATGGTAGTTGATTGGAAAACTACCAAGAAGAAATCTTTGCGTTACTTTCCTAGTCAACAACAACGCTGGCAAGTGCAGACATACGGCTGGCTTTTGGCTAACAATGGTCATGAGGTTAAGCAAGTCGCACTCGTAGCGATCCCACGCGACGGAGACATGGCAGACATAAGGGTTCATGTGGAGAATTACGACGAATCTGTTGCTATGGAAGCGATCAACTGGCTCGAACAAATCAAGCTTCAGGCAGAAGCGAAAACTCCACCACCGGCAGATAAGTGGGCAGGATTCTGCGCTAGTTATTGCCAATTCTACGACGCGTCAGGAGCAATAGGTTGCCAAGGTACGAGCAAGTAAATTGGGAGGTGGGTGCGTGTAAAGGCGCACCTACCGATCTTTTTTACACGGTAGAAGAGAATCGCAAAATAAGCGAATGGATAGATGTGGGTATTCTGCGACGAATTTGTGGCGGTTGCCCTATCTACAAGAAGTGTTTAGCCTACGCGCTAGGGCATGAGAACTATGGCGTATGGGGAGGCATGACTACTACGGAAAGAAATGCGTTTAATGGTCGCGCGCCTTACCGCAAAACGAATGAAACCATAATTGAATTAGCGATTTATGGCGTATCAATCTACGACATACAGGAGGCGGTTAATGAGTATCAGGCTGATGAGCGAAGTATGGAAAGCGAAGCTTCCGACTAGCGAGAAAATGGTCTTGCTCATAATTGCCGATCATGCGAGTGATGACGGTACTGAGTCTTGGCCGAGCCAGCGTTTGATCGCCGAGAAGGCGAGTTTAACGATTCGCACAGTTCAACGGTGTATCAACAACCTCGCTGCTGCTGGTTGGCTTCACATGGAGAAGCGCGCTGGGGGATCTGTTAATTGTCGCGATGATCGCCGTCCTAATAAATACACAATTCATGTCGGTAAATTACGAGGCGACGCCATGACGCGCCGTAAAGATCGAGGCGTCATTAACGACGACGACGAGGCGTCATTGACGACGGAGACGAGGCGTCATACACGACCCTTGAACCATACTATTAAACCACCCATTGAAACACCCACATTTGATGATTTCTATAAAGTTTATCCAAGGAAAACGGCTAAGGGCGCTGCGCGAAAGGCTTGGGATAGATTATTACCAGAGGATCGCGAAAAGGCGGTAGA